ATTGTCGCTTGTAGTGATAACTATTATCCAAATGCACAAGACAAAGGCGTTTATGAAATTGTTGTTGGAGAAAGAAATAAATATACTCGCACAACTATTCAACACATTGCAAGTGAATGGGAACTAAAAACATGTATGCCAGGGGTTGATCAGTCGGCTTTTGATAATACAAAAATTATTGCTGATCAAATAGAAGATTTTGAATTGCCAACTGCTAACAATGTTAAATACAAAAGAGAAAAAACTTTAATGGATGTGTGTGAAGAGAATGCAAAAGTTAAAAATATTGATCTGACTGATCCTATATATGCTGCAAGAATAAAAAAAGAGATAGAGATTATCGAAGATAAAAACTTTGTTGATTATTTTTTTGTAATATCTGACATGGTAACAAATGCGAAAAAAGAGATGTTAGTTGGTCCTGCTAGAGGAAGCTCGGCAGGTAGTTTGGTTTGTTATCTTTTAAATATTACTGATGTGAATCCGATGCAATATGGTTTGATGTTTGAAAGATTTATAGACTTTAACAGATTTGATATGCCAGATATTGATATTGATTTCCCTGATATCAAAAGAGAATCAGTAATTGACAATTTAAAAATAAAGTATGGTGAAGATTGTGTTGCTCGAATAGGCACTGTTTCAAGATTAAAAGCAAGATCAGCGTTAACA